AAAGCTGAGAATAAAATTACATCTATCGCTTTTAATGACCCAATCACAAATGAATATTTTTGTTATGTTTTAGATACAAAAGATAAACTTGGACTCGGTGAGTCACGAACAAAAAAAGATGTTGATACGATAGTTTCATTTTATGATGAATATGATTTATTAAATGCTTTCTTCAAAAAGTATATGGAGATACAACCAACAATACTAACAGGTTGGAATGTCGAGTTCTTTGATGTAAACTATCTTTACAATAGGGCTCAACAAGTGGTGGGCAAGGATATAGCTAATTTATTGTCACCAATAGGTCAGGTTCAATGGAGTGATTTCAGTAAACGATATAAGATAGCTGGTGTTAGTGTTTTAGATTATCTAGCACTATATAAAACATTCACATTTAGTCAGAGGGCATCATATAGGTTGGATGCAATAGGTGAGTATGAGGTCGGTGAGAAAAAGGTCGCATATGAGGGGACACTAAATGACTTATATGAGAACGATATAGATAAGTTTGTTCAATACAACTTACAAGACGTAAAGTTGGTACAAAAGCTAGATGATAAACTTAATTTCATAGATATAGGTAGAGGTATAGCCCACTTAGGACATTGTCCTTATGAGGATGTATTTATGTCCTCTCGTTATTTAGAGGGTGCCATATTAGTTTATTTAAAGAAAAAAGGCATCGTTGCTCCTAATAAACCACCAAGACCAAAAACATTTGGTAATGATAAATTCGCTGGTGCATATGTACAAGACCCAATTAAGGGTAAGCACGAGTGGGTTTATGATTTGGATATCACAAGTATGTATCCGTCTTGTATAATGTCTTTGAATATTTCACCTGAGACTAAGATAGGTAAGATTGAGGGTTGGTCGCCTGAAGAATTCTTAAAAATAAATCACAGAAAAACTTACACGATAACTAAAAATAATAAGGAGATGGGCAAGTTTACAGAAAAAGAATTAAAAAAGTTTTTGGACGGCAAAGAGATTGGTGTAGCTACTAATGGTGTAATGTATAGGACAGATAAAGATGGACTTCTACCCGCCCTTTTGAGAAAATGGTTTGATGAAAGAGTTGAGTATCGTAAGTTATCAAAGAAGTTTCACGAGGAGGGAGATAAAGAAAAATCAGATTATTTTGATAGAAGACAATATCTACAAAAGGTTTTATTAAATAGTTTATATGGTGTTTTAGGATTACCTGTGTTTCGTTTTTATGATTTGGATAATGCAGAAGCCACAACCTATACAGGTCAAACTCTGATAAAATTTACAAAAAAGATTGGTAACTCATATTATAATAAAGAATTGAATAACACGGAAAACCATTGTATTTATATAGACACAGACTCGGTGTTTTACTCCGCTACACCTCTCGTTAAAAAAAGATTTCCAAATATGGATATCAATGATGAGGATAAAATGTCAAAGGCTATCCTTGAGATAGCTGATGAAGTCCAAGGTTATTTAAATAAAAGTTATAATTATTTCGCTAAAAAGTTTTGTAATCTAAATACACATAGATTTGATATTAAACAAGAGGTAATTGCAAAGAGCGGTCTATTCGTGACTAAGAAAAGATATGGTCTCAAGATTATCAATGATAACGGAAAAAAAGTTGATAAGATGATGGTAAAAGGGTTGGATACAGTTCGTAGTAGTTTTCCTGTCGCGATGAGGACAATGTTGAGTAAACTTTTAGAGGATATATTAATGGATGTCCCAAAAGATAAACTAGATAAGTTTATTATTAATTTTAAAGATAGTATGAGACTAATGGAGTTTGATAAGATAGCAATACCAACAAGTGTTAAAGGCATAAAAAAATATAGAACTGATGGTGGGTTATTTAATTCTTTTGCAAAAGGGACGCCTGTTCATGTGAAGTCAGCATTGTTCTATAATGATATACTAAAACATATGAAGATATCAAAAAGGTTTACGGAAATATTTGATGGTGAAAAAATTAAGTGGGTCTATTTAAAAAATAATCCTATCGGATTAGAAACCATGGCATACAAAGGACACGAAGACCCACCAAAAATATTAGAATTTATAAGACAGTTTATAAATCCTGATAAGTTATATAAACAGGCATTACACAAAAAGATTATGATGTTGTATGAAGCTCTTGGTTGGGATGAACCAACCGATGCTACAAAGACAATGGAAAGATTTTTTTAATAATTAAATAGGAGAATAATAATGAATAAAAGTAAGTTAGTTAGTTTCATAAGTAAGTATTACTTAAATGGGACTGTCAACTCGGTTATATTGAACAGTAGTTCAGATAAGAAGCAACTATCATGTAGGTTTATCTCAGGCGATAAGAATTTATTGGGTGAGGTGAAAATGGATGATTGGGACTTTGAGACATCTGAGATTGGTATCTATTCTACAGACCAACTTTTAAAGTTACTGGCTGTGTTAGATGAGGATATCAGAGTAAACCTAACAAGAGCTGGTGATAAGGCAATATCACTTAAAATTAACGATTCATCATCGGCGGTGAATTATATGTTAAGTGATACAACGGTTATAAATGCACCACCACAAATGAAGCAGGTACCAGAGTTCGAATTAGAGATAGATGTAACACCATCTTTGATAAATAAATTCATATCAGGTAAGAGTGCTTTATCTGAGGAAGAACATTTTACTGTTATCACCGATGGGGGTGGCACAAAATTAGTTATAGGGTATGCTTCTGTTAACACAAATAGGGTAACTATACCTGTGACAACACTAAAGGGAAGTGAGATACCAAACACATCTTTTGACGCTAATCTTTTCAAAGAAGTTTTATCAGCTAATAAAGAGTGTGAGAGTGCAACCTTGTTTGTTAGTAGTGAGGGATTATCTAAAATAACATTTGAAATAGATAAATACTCTGCTACATATTACTTGGTGGCAAAAAGTACGAATGACTAATACCTGCGACATTAGCAAGGTATCGGTTAGAGAGATACCTAAAGCGACAGCAAAGAAGATGATTAAAAAGTATCATTACACTCATTCATTTTCTTCGTGTAGATTTGCTTTAGGTATCTTTTACCAAAAAGATTCACAACATAAGTTTTTTGATGATGTGGATGAGGAGTTAATCGGTTGTATGAGTTACGGATATCCTGTTGGCAGAAGCGTGGTTGGCTCAATCTTCACAGATGATAAAATGTTAGGAACAAATAATATCTTAGAACTTACAAGACTTTTCATCCATGATGGTTATGGCAAAAATATTGAATCTTATTCAATATCACAATCATTTAAATGGTTAAAACGTAATTCAAAAAATATAAAGGTTTTGATATCATACGCTGACCCAACGGTAAAACATAATGGGAGTATATATCAGGCAACCAATTGGATTTATCAAGGTGAGGGGTTGAATCTTATGCCGAACTTTTCTGTTTCATTAACAAAACCATATGATTGGATTCATAGTAGAACAGTATTTTCAAGATTCGGTAGTCATAATATCGAGAAGTTAGGTAAAGCGATAGGTCACACCTTTTGGAGAATGAGGGAGTTAGAAAAGCATAGGTATGTATATTTTCTTGGTAATAAGAAAGAAAACAAACTATTTATAAGTAAGTTAAAATATCAGAAACTAACCTATCCAAAGGTTGGTGACATCAAAATAGAAATTACAGAACACAAGGTAAAAGAAAAAAAAGGTTTTTATGAGTAATTCACTTTGGGTGGAAAAATATCGGCCTACCAATTTAGACACCTACATTGGTAATGAGCATTTAAAAAGTAAGGTGTCTGTTTATCTTGAGAGTGGGGATTTACCACATCTATTATTATATGGTAGAGCCGGTACAGGTAAGACCACTCTCGCAAAATTATTAGTGTCTAATATAGAATGTGATTATCTATACATAAACGCTTCTGATGAAAATAACGTAGAGACCGTTAGGACAAAGGTAAAGAACTTCGCATCCACAGTCGGTTTTAAAGACATGAAAGTTATTATCTTAGATGAGTGTGATTATATTACACCAAATGCACAAGCCGCACTTCGTAATCTTATGGAGACATTTAGTAAACATTGTAGGTTTATTTTAACTTGTAATTATGTCGAGAGAATCATTGACCCAATACAAAGTCGTTGTCAATCATTTCAGATTATACCACCAAGTAAAAATGACGTGGCTAAACATTTACACAAAATACTTATTAAAGAAAATGTGATGGACACGCCAGAAGATATAAAGATTTTAGTTGAGAGTGGTTATCCTGATATTCGAAGAGTGATTAACTCAGCCCAAAGAAATGTTGTAAATGGTAAATTAAAACTTGATACAACAAGCATCATTCAAAATGATTATAAATTAAAGTTATTAAAAATATTAGAAACAAAAAATAAAAAGGACGCATTCGTAGAGATTAGAAAACTTTTAGCTAATAATAAAATAACAGATTTCGCAGACTTGTTCAGATTATTATATGATGATGTGGATAGATATGGAAAGGGTCATGTGGCCGAATGTATTTTAATCATAGCGAGATACGAACTTTCGGATAGTCAAGTTGTTGATAAGGAAATTAATGCTATGGCTATGATAATAGAGTTATTAGGAGTAATAAAATGATACCAGGTAATAAAGTTAAACCACAAGCTCAAGTACAAGTTAATATAAAAGATACAGAAACAATTGTTTGTGAAAAGTGTGGGAACGGATTATTCATTCAATCATTTTTCTTAAAGAAAATATCAGCTTTGGTCTCACCGACAGGTCAAGAGTCAATCGTGCCTGTTCAAGTTTATAGTTGCGGTAATTGTGGACATATCAATAGAAAATTAAATCCAACATTAGAGCAAGGTGAAGAAGACGACAATTAAAAAGAAAAGTTTATTTGACCATATCAAACAAATAACCTCTGTTCAGAATCCTAATTATTGGGAAACACTATCAGAGGATGATAAAAAGACTTGGTCAAATTATATGGTGCATAGATTCTTATCCATGAAAATGGAATGGATTGAGGTTGTAAATGAGTTACAAAAATATAATCTGAAACCAGAGGAATTATATAAACTCTATACAAATATTTTACCGAAAGGTAAACAATGGTTAAAATATATCAAGGGAGATAAACAAATGGAACATCCACAATGGTTAATTAACTTAGTAGCATTAGACATGAAGAGTAGTAAGAAAGAAGCTTACGACGCTGTCGAAATGTATATGCTTACTGAGGGTGGTATGCTAGAATTAGCAGAACTCTGTAAAAAATACGGAGTCGAACCAAAGAAAGTAGAGAAGGCTGGACTAAACGTATTAGGTAGTGTAGGTGGATATACAGCAGGTAATGGCTAAAAAAATACTTGACTTGTATATGCTTTTATTCGTATATTCAGTTATGTAAATTAGGAGACGTATATGTCAAAGGTTATAAAAGATAGTCCTCGTTCAGAACCAAGGGACTATGATGTCATAGAGCAAATGGAAAAAGAATGGCCAGAGATGACTAAGGAGTTTAAAAGGATTCAACAACAACAATATGAATTATTCTTACATAAACAACATGATTATGGGCCAGGTAATATATCGGTCGGAACACAACTACAAACACCAGAGGAGATTAAATTGTCCCTAACAGGTTTGTGGTTTCGTATGAATGATAAGTTACAAAGGATGAAAACATTGTTAATGAACAATAGAGAATCAGCTGTTAAGGATGAACCATTAGAAGACGCTTATCTTGATGTTTCAAATTATGGTATCATGGCTACAATTGTAAATCGTGGGAAGTGGGGTAAATAGTGTATCTTTACAAATGTCAAGCAGGGGTTTATAAATCAAAAAGTTGGTTTGGTCTCATGTATGAAATATTAAAACATAGAACG